CTATTGCAGGTTTATCAACTACCTCTTCAAAAATCGAAGGTACTTACAGAGCAGGTATAACAACTAATAGACTGTCTATTGTAGGAACAGGAACTACTGGTGTTGCAATCGGAACAGTTGGTGTTACTGGTCTTGTAACATTCTTTGGTGTATCAGGAGATCTTTCTTTCTCTAAGATTAGGGATAATGATATTTTGATGGTTGGTGAGGAAAAAGTTCAGGTTCTTAATGTTGACGCAAAATCATCAAGAATCAGAGTCCTTAGAGAGGTTGAAGGAACAACCGGAACGTCTCATACTATTGGAAAGTATATTTTTGAAGATCCAAGAAAAATTATTATTAATGCCGGATTTAAAACTGATTATAACTTTAGAATTAATAAGCAAATTTATTTTAATCCAGAAGTAATTGGACTTGGAACTATTTCAGGTGTTGGTATTGGAACAACAATTTCATTCTCTAACCCAGGTTCGGGTATAACCAGTATTTTCATTCCAACTAAGACAATTTTTATTGAAAATCATAATCTTAAAACTGGCGATGAAGTGACTTACTCCCCAGGAACTGGTGGTAGTGGTATTATTGTTGAGGACTCTACAAATGTTGGAGTTGGCATTACTTTAACAGATGGTCAAAAAGTATTCGTAGCTAAGATTGATGATAATTTAATTGGCATTGCTACGGTTAGAGTGGGTTTAGGCACCACTGGAACATTTGTTGGAATTGCTAGCACTCATAGATCTGCAACCACACTTTTCTTTAGAAGTGTTGGATCTGGAACCACTCATAGTTTTAAAACTAATTATAGTGTGCTTACTGGTGAGGTAAGAAGAAATTTAGTTACTGTATCGGCTGCATCAACTCACGGATTAAGTTCTCCACATAATATTTCTATCAGTGTAAGTCCAAATAACACAATTACTAAAACATTAAAGTATAATGATTTTAATAGAAGAGTAATTGTTGATCCTGTCGGATTTGCCACCGTAGGAGTAAACACCACTAACAATACAATTAGTATCGCATCTCATGGTTTTGTTACAGGTGACAAGATAATACATACATCAACAGTGCCTACTGAAGGACTTGATGATCAGAAGATATATTATATTGTTAAAGTTGATAATAACACGATTAAACTCGCTAACACTAAGCATGATGCTACAATAGAGAAACCTAATGTAGTTGGTCTTTCTAGTGCGTCACTTGGAACAATAAATCCAATCAATCCTTCTCTAAAGGTATATAAAAACTCAACGGTTGAATTTGATCTATCAGATTCTTCTCTTGGATATACTGTACAAGGAGCACAATATCCTGCCTTTGAATTTAATCTCTATACTGATAAAAACTTTACTAAAATATTCAACAAATCTGACAATAATAATATTTTTGAGTTAACAAAAACTGGCAATGTTGGAAGTGCTGGTGCAAAAGCAACTCTTACTGTAAATGAAAATCTTCCCGATGTTTTATATTATAAACTTGACGTTATTAGAGAGTCTAGTACACCTACATCGAAAATAGATATTATAGTTGATGGAGAGGCAAATTCTAACAATGAAATTAATTGTAGATACAGTGAGTACAATGGAACTTATTCAATAAATGTAGGAACTACAACTTCATTTACTTACACTTTAGGAGAAACTCCAGAAAGCACAAGTTATACCTCATCAAGTTCTACTATTGAATATGAAACTGACTGCACACATACTTATGGACCTATTGCAAAAGTTTCTATAGAAAATCCTGGTAAAAATTATTATTCATTACCAGGAATTACAACTGTAACAACTTCTGCAGGTAAAAATGCTATTTTATTTACGAGTAGCAAAGATATTGGTAAAGTCAAGAATATTGATATTAACAACATCGATAATTACAAATTACCTTCCGATAAAACTTTATCACCGACTGCCAGATATCCACAGATTTTAAAAATAGATCGTTTAGCTCAAATTGAGTCTATAGGCATTTCCTCTTTTGGTAGAGGTTATCAAATAGCACCTAAACTTATAGTCATTGACGGCAAAACAAATAAATTTGTAAATGACATTGATTTAAAATTTAAATTAGCAAACAATAGTATTGAGATTCTTAAAAATACTAATGGAATAAGTAATGCAACTCCTAAGATTATTCCAACACAAACAGACTCTGGAGTTGGTATCAATACCATTACCTATGATAGTTCAAATGGTAATGTTGATGTAACACTTTCAGTTGGATTTAGTACAATAAATTCCTTCCCATTTAAGGTAGGTGATAAGGTATTAGTCGAAAATGTTAGTGTAGGTGTAGGTTCAACTGGTAAAGGATTTGATTCTGCAAACTACAATTACAAATTGTTTACTTTAACTGCTGTCACTGAAAATCTTGGTGGTATTGGTTCGGTTAGATATAATATTTCAGACTCATTAACTGGTTCTGAATTCCCAGGAACATTTGACACATTCAATTCATCAGGAAGAATTACTGCTGAGAAGAATTTTGCAATTTTTGATATTAAATTGCAAACAAAAAATTATATCAAAGGAGAAACAGTTTCTTCTGGTTCAAAAGTCGGTATAGTTGAAGATTGGGATTCAAAAATTGACACTTTGACTATTTCTTCAGATGATATATTTGATATATCTGATGTAATTAAAGGAAAGACATCTAATATTTCCGGTATAGCAACATCTGTAGAGTCTTATGATACAAACACTGATATTAATTCGAGTGTAAAAACAGTTAAGGGACGCCAAAGTGATTCTGGTCTTCTTAACTTTGATATGCAGAGAATTCAAGATAGTTTGTACTATCAAAACTTCTCATACTCATTAAAATCAAGAATTGATTTTGATACTTGGAATGATTCTGTTTCCGCAACTAATCATACATTAGGATTTAAAAAATTTGCAGATTATCAACTAGAATCAAACTCTGATAATAGCATGGTTGTTGGAGTTTCAACTGATCTTACTAATGTTACTCTTATTAAAGATGTTGATAGTTTTGTAAGTTTGAATTGTGTATTTGACTTTGATCTAGTTAAAGAAAACAACTTTAATTTAAATAATAAATTAGTTTCTGATGAGATAATTTTCTCAAATCGTATTCTTTCCGATTACTTTGAATCAGTTGGAAACCGAGTCTTATCAATAGATGATCTTTCAAGTCAATTTAATAGCAATCCTAGACCAACTGCCTTTAGTGTAATTAATTCTTTTAATGTTAATGAGATTCGTTCTCAAAAATATATTACACTTGTAAGAGATAAGAGATTCGCAGCACAAAGACAACTTCTTCTTGTTGATCTCATTCATGATGGATCTAAAGGTTATCTTAACCAATATGCAAGAGTTGAATCTCAGTACGATCAAGGATCGTTTGATTTTGCTATAAACTCTGGACAAGGTGAATTAAGATTCTTCCCAACTAAGTTTAAAATTAATGACTATAATATCACAGCACTTTCTTATGGTTTAGATGATGTATTTGCTGGTGTGGGAACAACTTCTTTAGGTGGTGTTGCCCTTATTGAATCAACTAGTTCACCTGTTACTACTGGTGTTACAACGAATATTGTTTCTATCGCAAATACTTATACAAGTGCAAAAGTATTAGTTCAAATTAATCCAGATACTTCAAGTAATGAAGAATTTGAAACTATTGAACTTAATATTGTTCATGATGGTTCAAATGTTGAATTGCTTGATTATGGTAGATTATCAACGTCACTAGGTGAATATTCTGATGTAGGATTGGGAACATATCATGCATATATTAGTGGTTCAAATCTTAAGGTAGATTTTATTCCTACCTCTACAGGTATTGGAACCACCGGAGTTATCAACACCATTCAGGTTGGTCTTGCAAGTGATACTTTCACTGGAATAGGAACTGCTGATTTAAAAAATTCTCGTATTAAATCTGAGACGACATCTATATCCTCTTCTGCTACTCCAGGTATTAATACAATTTCACAGTTTGATGATAATTTCGATGGTGGTTATTTCTTGATTCAAGTTGTTGATACCACTAATAATAATTATCAATTGTCTGAAATCATTCTTCTAGATGATTATACAAACTCTACTAATGATAGAGACACATACATGACTGAATATGGTGTTATTGAATCTTCAACAACATCAGGTTTTGGAACTTTTGGAGCAAGGGTATCAGCAGCAGGAACTGTTTCTCTTGTTTACACACCAATAGCAAGTGTTAATACCGTCGTAAATGTATATTCAAACAATCTTTGTTTGATTGAAGATGAGGATAAATCTGAAGAAATTGATTTTACTAATGGATCCATTAATAGTTCATTGGGTGCCTATCAAGGAACTGAGTCTGATATTAAGAGAGAATTTGAACTTAAGCATGAAAATTTACAAGTCTTTGAAAGATACTTTGAAGGTGACGATAGTTCAATTGTAAGTGTTGCTAATAACACTATTAAAATCCCCAATCACTTCTTCGTAAGTGGTGAAAAAATTAGATACGTTCATGTTGGAAATGCTGATTCCGCTGTTGGTGTTGCGACTACTAGTTTTGTAGGAGCATCTTCTACAACATTCTTACCGGGTGAAAATCTATATGCAGTTAAGGTAGACGACAATAATATTAAAATTGCATCTAGTGCTGAAAATGCACTTAAACCAATTCCACAAATAGTTGAACTTGAAAGTGTGGGTATTGGAACTTCGCATAGATTTATTGCTACCAATCAAAATGCTAAAGTTATTGTCGCAATTGATAATGTTATTCAATCACCTGTTGTTTCCACAGCAGTTACAACAACACTCGCTGAATCAATTACTGCAGCAGATAATATATTAAAGTTTAGTGGCATTACATCATTCTTTGGTTCAGATCTAATAAGAATAGGAAATGAAATTATGAAGATTGAAGGTATCGGCATTGCTGATACTAATTCTATACGGGTTAGAAGACCATGGTTAGGAACAAAATTATCAGGATTTAGTACTGGTGCTGTTATTACCAAAGTGGTTGGTAATTATAATATTGTTGACAATCATCTCAGTTTTGTTGAGGCACCATTTGGTAATACTCCAATTGGTTCAACAACAAATGCACCAGACGAACGTGATTGGACTGGTATTACAACAAGTTCCAGTTTCCAAGGAAGATCATTTATTAGATCAGGTATTCAAAATTCATCTAATGAAGCATATCATAAAAACTATATCTTTGATGATATTTCTCAAGGATTTAATGGAACTCAAAATGAATTTAGATTATATCAAAATAGCACCGATGTAACTGGTATTTCAACAGAAAATGCAATCATTCTTGTTAATGATGTATTCCAAACACCTGGTTCTAACAATCAATACACTTTAAATGAGTCAGCAGGAATTACCTCAGTAACATTCAACGGAACTGAAACAGATCCATTAGGATCAGATGTTGGTATTTCTAGTTTCCCCAAAGGTGGTATTATTGTTTCTGTTGGTTCCACTGAGGGATTAGGATATCAACCTCTTGTTGCTGCAGGAGGAACTGCTGTTGTCTCTGGACTTGGTACAATTCAATCAATTTCTATTGGTAATAGTGGATCTGGTTACAGGTCTGGTATTCAAACTGTAAATGTTGGTGTAGGTCTTTCTGCAACTGGAACACCAAGTATTGAGTTTGTTGGAACTGCTGTTATTAGTAACGGTAACGTTGTAAGTGTGGCTATCACCAATCCAGGAACTGGATATACTACATCAAATATTCCTTACGTTGTATTTGATCAACCACTTTCTTATTCTAACCTTTCACTTGAATATTCATCTTCCTCAGTTTCTGGTGTAGGCACCGAGGCAAAGATTGACATTGTTGTTGGTCAGGGTTCAAGTGTTATTGATTTTGAAATCACTAATACAGGTTATGGATTTGGTAATGGTGAAATCTTGACAGTTGCAATAGGAGGAACTACTGGTATCCCCACTACATCTTCTTACAGTGGAAATGAATTCCAAATCACTATTGATGAAATTGCCACAGATGAATTTACAGGATGGTCTTTAGGAACACTTCAAGTATTAGATGATGTAAGTGGATCAATTAATGGAATAAGAAGAAACTTTAATTTACTTCACAATGGAACCTCAGTATCAATTGTTGCTGCTAAGGGATCTAAAATTAATGTTCAAGATGTTCTCCTTATATTTGTAAATAATATTTTACAAGTTCCAGGAGAGGGTTACACTTTTGATGGTGGTAATTTTGTTACCTTTACTGAAGCACCAAAGGTAGGTGATACAGTTAAAATACTCTTCTATAAAGGAAGTGGTGATACTGATGTTATATTCAGAGAAGTTATTGAAACTGTTAAAAAAGGTGACACTCTTCAGATTAAGCATGATTCTGCAACTCAGGATTCGTTCTTGACGGAGGATGAAAGATCTGTAACTTTAATTAATTCTACAAGTAGTGTTCAAACTAATCCTTATTATGGACCAGGTAATACCTCAAACGTTGATCTTGAGAGACCCGTTACATGGTGTAGACAAACTGAAGATAAAATTATTGATGAAATTCCTGTTGGAAAAGACAGAGAACTCTATGAACCAGTAATTAATCCAAGTGCATATATTATTAAATCTGTAGGAGTTGGTTCTACTGCAGTTTACGTGGATTCCCTCAGACCACTGTTCAACTCTCAAAATGAAGCAATTGATTTAACCTTCCAGAATAAGATTAAATTTATTAGACAGGAGGCAAAAACATCTGCTGCTGCAACAGCTGTTGTTTCTGGATTAGGAACTATTTCTTCAATCGTCATATCTGATGGTGGGGTTGGTTACACAACAGCAACAGTAAGTATTGCATCTACTGTGGGGGTTGCTACAACTTCGAGTGCATTTGGTTCTGTTACGATAAGTGCAGGAACTGTCACTGGAGTTGCCATTACAAGTCCCGGTGTTGGATATACTAACACTAATCCTCCTGCTGTTCTCATATCACCACCAGCATATACTGAAGAAGAAGTTTCTGTAACCTCTTTCTCAGGTGATCTTGGTATTATTGTTGGATTTGGAACTACAAATGTAGGTGTTGGCACAACATCATTAATATTTGATCTTCATATTCCATATGACTCATTCTTAAGAGATACTAACATTACTGGAACAGCAGTAACAATAAGTTCTCTTGATGTAAATGATCTGTTTATTGTTAGAAATTCTAACATTGGTGCAGGTGAAACATCTATTACTTCCTTTGACTCTGCAGGCAATACAGTTGGTGTAGGCACATCTTTTGCAGATAATGTCTATGCAATCCGAACTGCAGTATCAATTTCTACAAGTGTTCAAGGTATTACCACGCATGTAAGGAGAGTCACGGTTGATGTTGATAAGTACATAACCTCTGGAATTACAACTTCAGAATTCTTTGGTGATTATAGTTTTGGTAAGGTTGAAGTATTAAGAACCAAAGAAAATTCTTACACCGCATATACAACTTCTGGTGTTGGAATTACAGAGGGAACTGGTATTTCTACATCACCAATGATTGTTAGATCTAAATCTTTGAAGTTTAAAAATTACTCTGTCTAATTACTAATAAATAAATAAAAAATCTCTGTCAAATGGCTGCCATTATAACGGACCAGATTAGGATATTAAATGCAAAAAACT